AACGGGCGAACGGGCGCAGATAGAGTTCAGTGAAAACCCCAAGATGGACGCGCTTATTGAAGCCGTCAAGGAACTGCCGCAGAACAGGAAGTTCCTGGTGTTCCATGAATATGTATGGACGGGCAATCGTATCAGCGCTGAGCTCAAGAAGATAGGCATCAAGCATGAGCGGCTGCACGGCGGACAGAAAGATGGCCCTGGCGCACTCCGGCGCTTTAGGGAAGATGACAGTATCGTTGCCTTAGTTGTCAATAACAGGTCGGGAGCTTTCTCCTTGAACTTGCAGGTTGCCAATTATGAGTTCTTCGTGGAATCGCCGGTGTCACCTATTGTGCGCGCTCAGGCTGAGAAGCGCATCCATCGCGGTGACCAGCAGCACCGTTGCTTCTACATCGATTTCATCATGAAGGGCAACTCTGCTGATGAGAACATCCAGGTGTATTTGAAGGAAGGCAAGGATCTGTTCGAGGCTCTGATGAAGGGCCGGGTAACATTACACTAGGAGGAAGTAAGATGGAAGGCGGCTTCAGACGTCCAATGCTTATGTCTAAGTTTGCGCAGATGGCAACTGCGCTGGCGGCTTTATTGCCAGTTGCTTCATACATCGAAGCGCCGAAGTTCGGTACGAAGGTTCGCCGGAGTGTGGGCTTAGGAACGTGGTCTGGCTTCGATCATAGCCGTAAGGAGATAAAGCGTCGCCGAAAACAGAATGTGCGGCGTATGCAGCAAGAGCGCTGCTGATGCTTCAACTTAAATGGATTGGCACGGCCTTCGGTATTGCTGGGGCTTTCACTGTGGCGTTGAATATTCCAATCAGTGGTTGGGGGTTCGTCTTGTTCATGGTCAGTTCGTCAAGTTGGCTGGCCGTCAGTGTATGGCCTAAGCGTGATGGTGATGACTATGCGCCTGATTGGCCGCTGTTCGCTATCAATTTAGCGTTCTCAGCGGCTAACATTCTGGGCATTGTAAGGTGGCTGTTCTAATGTTGCCGCCGTCCCGTTCTCAGTTAAGCAGTGCTGAGCTCTTGGCTGTTGAGCAATTCATCCAAGTCAAGGGCGTCACGCAATGTCCGACGGCATATGCTGTGCCCATCCACGGCGCTGTGCCTCTAGGCCATAAGGTGCCGTCATATGACGTTGAGTTCTATAGCAAGCCAAAGCAGGAACAGCGCCATACCGTTCGTGACATGAACTGGACCGCTGCACAGTTCAGATGGAAACGGGCTAATCCTAAGAAGCGGAACAAGCGTCAACGGCCGAAGTTGCCCAAGGGTGTCTAGGCGTGTTCAATTGGAAGCAGTTCTGTGACGATCACCGTATTCATTACGTCACAAACGGGCCGAACACCAAAGCGGGAGAAATATCGATCCGTTGTCCCGCGTGCGGAGACGATGACCCGAGCCAGCACCTAGGATTAAATCTCAAGACGGGGAAATGGGGTTGCTGGCGCAATCACGCACATAGAGGCATTCGCCCGCACCGCTTGATAATGCGGCTGCTCGGGTGCAGCTTTGAAGTTGCGGACGGCTTTGTAACTGGTGGGCGGGAGCTGAGTAACTTTGACCGCATGGCCCAGGAATTTCTGCAAGCTACGGCCAGCCGCCAAAACGATTTGACCCTGGAATTTCCGGATGAGTTCAAGCCGCTGACTGATAAGGGTCGTGGCCACGTCTACGTTCAATACCTGCGTGACAGGAGCTTCTCAGAGCGGGCAGCAGTTGTTGTCAGCAGCCGGTTCAATCTGATGTACTGCGACCGTGGATATTGGCGTGGCCGTATCATATTTCCGATCTGGTATATGAGCGAGCTGGTAAGCTGGACAGGCCGCACCATCTACAGATCAGAAGAACTGCGGTATATGAGCCTCAGCGATAAGGAACCAAAGTTTGAAACACGTGATCCACAACCCTTAGCGCTGATGAACGTGAAGAATCTGGTGTGGAACTTCGATGATATAGTGTCGGAGCGTTGGCGCGTGGTTGCTGTGGTTGAAGGGCCGATGGACGCTATCAAGACTGACTACTATGGCTATGAACACGGCATTCGAGCTATATGCCTGTTCGGTACGGGCATCACCGGGCACCAGAAGCTCCTACTTGAAGAAGTTCGAGAGTGCTGTGATGAGCTCATCATAATTCCGGATGCTGGTGCTTTGGCCAATGAGATGGACCTCAAATCCGCGCTCGTGCATTTGCGACCTAAAGTGCTGCGAGTTCCAACCGGCGTCGAAGATCCAGGTGCATTTACCAAAAAGAGCTTTACCCAGGTCTTTAAGGCTTTTCTACATTGAACAACTGAGGTATAGAAGTTCATGGGCTTAAGGTAGCCTTTACATAAGGACTTCATTTCTAATGGCGGATAAGTTGCCCTTTCCGTGGATGAAGCGGTCAGAACCGCTACCGCAGGACGATATCTCGCCCATTGCCCGCGCGTATTTTGACGGCCCAAGGGTCGTCGTAAGCGGCTGCACTTCCGGCGCGGTCACTGGCGGCATTTTGCCACGTCAAAGACCTGGGTACGCTGGTGCTTGGTCGGCGATCCAGATCTCGGATTCATTGACAAGGAGTATAGACTATAGCTTAAGCCGCATGTATAAACTTGACACCCGTAGTCGGCTCCGATATATGACTCCCCCTGGGCTACATGCTTTAATGGCCCTCAACCATCGGTACAGGGGGCGCCATGGCAGACCAAGAGCCGGTATATCCATCGGAGTTTGTCCCGACTGTCTATGCGGACTTCATTCTGAATTTCTTTACGCAATTGGGCATCGCCAAATTCTACCTTGCGCGGCTTTCCGCCGATGTAGGTTTCGTCCGCTTCAACGATGCCCGAAAGCCCGTCGTCGCCGTCCACCTTGCCCATGTGCTTGCGGATTTCGTGGCCCATGCGAAGCGCAGTCGGATACGAGACCCCGAGCTGGCGCTGCAATTCCTTGGCCGGGACGCCATGCCGGGAAGTCGTGAAGAGGTACATGGCATAGAACCACTTTTGCAGCGGCGTATGCGAGCGATGAAAGATGGTCCCGACCATGGGGAAAATCTCAAACCCGCACCACGCGCACTCATAGGCCGGATGGCGACGGATGCGGTGAAACTTGCCCGTCTTGCCGCACTTCGGGCACTCGATCTTGTCGCCGTACCGAAGCCGCATGAGGTAGTCCAGGCAGCTATCGTCATCCGGGAATTGGGCCATAAACTCGTTGATCGTCGGGCCTTTTGCCATGGTTCTCTCCATCGAATGAAGGAAGCATAGCAAAATGCCTTACGGGTGTCAACCTTATATACGCGGCTTAAGCTTATAGGGCGGTATGTGCATTGAACTAAGACTTTCGACGGGGGTGGATTGAATCACATGAGAAAGCTGAAAAGACGCAGGCCGCGTCTGCCCGCACTTGTCCCCTATGATAGGTGCAAGCGGTATGGTGAGGCACTTTTACGGCGGGAATGCTGGCGTATTGCTTCCTTCTTTGATGATGATGATATCGCACAAGAAGCCTTCGCTATATTCTGGCGGGTGTGCACAGCGCATCCCGGCAAGACTGAGGGGGACATATTCCGTATTTACAAGGTAGCTATCTGGTTCAGGATGAATGATCTTTCACGGTCGTGTTTTCCGAATCCGTATAATAAAGGGGAAGAAGGGAATCCCGCCGTGCAGATTGATACGGACATGCTTGAAGGGCTGCTAGGAACTATTCACAGTGAAGCTGATGTCTACCTTGAAACATTGGCCAAGATCCCGGTTGAGCTCCACGACGCATTTGTGTTGCTGGTGCGCGAGTTCCTGGGACTGGAAGACATACCACGGAAATCATGTGAGAGGCTTGGGGGAAAACAATGGACCGAATCCCTGCTTGGAGCTGTGAAGCGAAAGGCGGGGTTACATAAGTCCAGACAGTTGTGGAAAGAGTTGATATTGGCATTAGACATCGGAGGGAGCTCGTGAGACCATGGCTAAAACGAAGCTGAGCGTAGAGCAAGAAATCCTTGACGCGGTGGAAGCCCAGCGCGGCAAGAAGGAAACGGATGACCAGTCGTATCTTGAAAGGCTGACCCGGCTGTGTGACAAGAAGCTGGATGAGGCCAATTGGGAATCTTTATCGGAAGAGGCGCAGGACTGGGTCGAGAAGGCAATGAAGGCGCTGACCAATCAGCGCAAGATCCCCGCCTTCCCGAAAGCCGCTGGCGCTTCTGAGGAAGAGGAAGCTGATGCGGCCCCGCTCGGCGATGATGCGGACGGTACTGACGTCGAGGAGCCGGAAGAGGAAGTCGAAGAGGAAGTCAAGCCTGAGAAGGCTGGTAAGAAGAGCGCCGCTGTCGAAGACGATGAAGAGGATGTCGTCGAAGATGATGGTGAAGATGAACCCAATGACGACGAAAGCGAGGAAGACATGGAAGCGCAGGAGGAAGCTGTGAGCAAGAAGAAGTCGACGAAGAAAGTGGCGGTGAAGCCGGAGAAGAAGCCCGCTGCCAAAGCTGAGAAGAAAGCGGAGAAGAAAGCGGCGCCGAAGGCCAATGGCGAGAAGAAGGCCAAAGCCTCACGGGGCGGCGGCTTCGATCCGAAGGCTAAGATCAAGCTCCTTGTGAAGGAGAATCCCAAGCGCGAGGGCTCGATCACGCACAAGAAGTTCGCTAAGATCAAGAACGGCATGACGGTCGAGGAAGCTTTCAAAGCCGGTCTGACTGGTGTTGACCTCAAGTGCGACGTCGACCGTAAGTATATCTCGATCGGGTGATGTACGGTCAAAAGCGGGCAGGTCGCGTGCTGTTGCCTGCCCGCTGGTGCTAGGAGCCCCCGATGTTACCGATATTCATACCTACCCTGAACAGAGCGCACTTACGCGGGCAGCAGACCACTCGCCAGCGCGCCCTGCGAAACCTGCCGCAGTCACTTCGCAAATACACTACGCTCGTCGTTGATCCGGTAGATCATCATGAGCATCGACGTGACTATCGGGATATCGTGGATGAGTTCGGGTGTAAGTTGGCTGTGGTTGAGGGCCATAGGTTAGGTATCGCGCTCACGCGGCACTACATCGGTAAGTTCTTGGCCAAGAACAAGTTCGTCATGGTCGATGATGATCTCCGCTTCTATCACCGCCTGAACGGCGATCATAAGCATCTGTACAAGAATTCCGAAGAGGATACGGAACAGATGTTCGAAGATTTGGAAGCCGCGCTCGATAAATACGCTCATGTAGCTATATCAGCGCGGCAGTTCAACAATGCGGAAACTAACAAGCCAGACTTTCGCGAGAACAAGCGTGCCATCCGTGTGCTGGCGTTCAGGCGCAAGGAGTTCCTATCTGTAGAGCACGGCCGCGTAGACATTATGGAAGATTTCGATGTCACGCTCCAGTTGTTGCGAAAGGGCTACCCGAACCTCGTGTTCTATAAGTGGTCACAGGACCAGTATGAAACACAGGAGGTCGGCGGGTGCAGTACATACCGCACTCGCCAATTGCATGATGCATCGGTTCGCAAGATGGCGCAACTCCATGCTGACTTCATAAAGCTGGTGGAGAAGAAGGACAACCGTGCAGGCGGCGACTTCGGTACGCGCCTTGAAGCGCAGATCAAATGGGAAAAAGCTTATGAATCGTCGAAGAGCACCAGATTCTTCTAAGATGGAACGTCATCCCACAGGGCTATTATTTACTTCTGAGGGTCGCCGTGTCGTGCGTCTTGTTAAGAATGGAGAATTATATGTGCGGGAGGGGTTTAGTCCCGATGTGAGTGTTTTAAAGGAATATCCAAATACATACCGTAAAATGATCGATAATGTTGCTGGCCTTCGGTTCCTTGATATTGGCGCGCATATAGGTTCGTTCACAGTCATGGCGATGTTGCATGGCGCGATCGGTGGTGATTGTTATGAACCGGAGCGCGGCGCGGTCAGTGTCTTGAAACATAATGTGCGCAGCTTCGGCCATAGAATAAAGATTATTAGCTCTGCAATTTCAAGGTGCGGCGGCGATGTTATATTAAGCGTTCCGCCTAGCGGGAACAGCATATCTGCAACGACGCAAGCGATAATCAAAGGGCGGCAGGATTTGGTTGTATCTTCTGTGAGCTTTAATGAGGCTGTTGAAGCGAGTGGTGCAGCATTAATAAAGACTGACTGCGAGGGCGCGGAATTAGAATTTCTGGACGGCCGAAAGCTGCCGCATTCTGTTAAGGTTGTGTGTGGTGAACTGCACCGGGGGCACGGCTCCGAGGACCGCTGCTTAGCTATAATCAATTCATTTCGACGCTGGCATCCAATACATGAGCCTATTAGCTATTCATACAAACGATGCTGGATTGTTGCGTGGAGGCGTTGAATGGCCATCTATAAGCAGCCAGCGCCGTTTGCGGTTCAGATCGAGCCGGTCGAAGGTTGTTCACTCGCCTGCCATTTCTGTGCGCTTCAGACCTTACGTGATAATGGCGCTGACTGGCGAACGGGTGTGAATGGCAAGAACAGCGGCCCGTTCAAGTACATGAGCGCTGATACGTTGCGCAGGATTTCGAAAGGCATCATGGATCTGGGCTGGACTTCACGGATAGAGCTCGCCATGCACGGTGAGCCGACGCTGCACCCGGATATAGTCCAGATCGTGCGCATGTTGCGCCGTTGCCTACCCAAGAATCAGATCATGATAACGAGCAACGGCGGCGGTCTTTTGCACGTCGATAAGATATTTACGCTGTTCGAAGTGGGGTTGGATATCTTGGCGCTTGATGACTATAAGCACGCGAATCTAGTGTCTAGGATACTAGACACGCTCGAAGAACTGGCCGGTCCGGATGAGAGCCTTACTGATTACCTAGCCAATCTTGGCATCAAGTTCCGGCGCTACCCGCAGGACAAGGACGGGAGCCCACACCATCGCCTGAAAAAGGGTGAGAAGTTGTTGACCATCATCCAAGACATCGCCAGCAATGATGAAGGCACGCACATCATTACCAATCAGGGTGGCAGTGTAGGCAACCCTGATCCAAGCATGAAGCATTCACGATGTGCAAAACCGTTCCGCGAATTGAGCTTCAGATGGGACGGTAGCGTAGCCATCTGTTGCGATGACTGGAGTGGCCAGTACAAAATAGGCAACATCAACGAAATGGGCCTGCTTGAGATATGGCACCATCCGAGGTTCGATGCAGCCCGGCGAAAGTTGTACCATGGCCAGCGTGACTTCGGCCCCTGTAACGGGTGCAACGTCAGGTCCTATCGCGTGGGTCTGTTGCCTGACAAGATGGGTAAGGACACCATGCCAGAACCAACAGAGCGGACGGACACACTGATAAAGTTTGCGTTGGCGGGCAAGCCATTCACACTGCCGGTTAGGAGGGGAACGTGAGTGCGATCCAACACGCTCCGACGTGCGCTCGGCACGACAAGAGCGATAAAGTCCTGGGTGGCGTCTACTGCGACTGCGATGCCCTTATGCGGGCCAACGCGGTCCTGTCCAAGATCAATGATATTCGCAATAGCGTCGTCGGAACGCAGACCGTCAATTGGTCAGAACACATCTATCCGCTTGTCGCGGCGCTCGAAGATTCCGGTATTGCTGGGATGCCATACCCAGAAGCGCTCGAGAATTTCGGCACTCTTATCGAGCGAACCAATGCCGCCGAATCCGCCCTCGCCGCGCTGAGGGAGGAGGACGAGAGGCTACATCGCCTTATTGAATCTCTTGCAGATCGCATGGAGAGCGTAGGCGCAGTGGAAGCGGCCGAGGCCTTGCGGGCTGGCGTAGCGCAAATTAAGAGTGCCGCCCTCGCCACCTCAAAGACGGAGGGATAGGATGGTCCCAGTTATCTTCATTCGCGCTGACGTGTTCTACTCTATCGAATTGATGGAGCCTTCCGATTGCGGCAAATCGCTTGAGCAACAAGCGGCTGAGAATGCCGAGATGAACCCAGGAACGCAGCGTGTTGAGGATGTGCATGGCAACGTGCTTTGGCGGCTTCAATAACTTATCCCAAGGAGACCTGACGTGAGCGACCCTACACCCACTGGCGATGACGAGTGGATCGCGGAGACTGCGCGCGGGCTTATCGTGAAGTTCCGTGACGCTGGCTATATGCGTGTCGGCACGCCACAGACTGCAATCAACGATGTTGCCGCCACCCTTCGCGAGGCCATAGCGCGCGGGGGGTGTAGGGAGAGGGAGGTGTGCGCGAAGGTAGCCGAACTGAAATTTATTGAACGCAGGGTGGGCAAGGGGACTTCTGTCTATACTTATTCCGGCAGCGTGCAGTACGCCATCCGAGCGAGGGGGGAAGTGAAATGACCAAGTCGAAGATAAATGCGGCTGTCCTTCACGTCAATCCTGGGAATGCCAATGCACAGACACCAACCATGACTATTGCGCGTGTTCTGGCAGAGACGCTGGAGCTGCCATTATTGCACGGCGAGGCGACGGTCAAAGTGGCGGCGAATTGGAACAAGCGATATGACGTGCTGTTCGTAAAGCCTGGGGTATTGCGTTTCTGTTCATATCGGGACGCTGTCTTTGAACTCATCGGCAAGGCTGATGAGATAATCATTGTTGATAACGATCCTATGTTTGAGGTCGATAAGCGACTCGTGCCCCATGACTGTGTTTCATATTGGACCACGACACCTATCAACGTGAAGGACGAGTACGGTCAGTACGTCAACTGGAACAGAGCCACATGGCAGCATGAAGCGCGACTTCCTATTTCATTGCTTGGCGTCGAGCACGATGATGCGCTCGTGTATCATGGCCGGTACAGGCCGGATAGGCATTCATCATTCGACAGGTATTTTTCACGACCACAAGTGAAGACCGTGGTGCGGTGCCAGCACAAGGCAAAGGCTGAGTTTGAGCGCTACCATCCAGCGGTCATCTGTCACGTCGATAAGCAGTCAGACATCCTGGAGCTTGGCCAGTACAAAGCTGGGCTCTATATCGAAGACGACTTCTCACATTCAACGTTCACATCATTGGCACAGCGGTTCTATGAATACCTTCAGGTCGGCTTGCCTATCGTATTCGATGCTGAATGCGCCAAGACCTGTGAAACGGCTGGCCTCATAAGGTACGAAGAATTTACTGTAGATGGTACCGCTGACGTTGCGCGGTTCATGCGGCAGAATCTTGTGAAGGTCGCTCATAAGCAGGCTGACCTCTGGTATAGGGATTATAAGGCTGAGCTGCGCAGTGACGTCAGGGCAGCGGCTAGGAAACATTTCGGGTGGAAGGTGTGATGCTGATTCCTTATGACAGTCGGGCGCGTTTCAGCAAGTGGGCTATCCGCGTTAAAGGCACAAACCTTTACCTTCCCGAGATAAAGTATCATCGTGGCTATACGCACTATGATCCGGAACCGGACGGCGGCGCGCTCGGCCCTAGGCTCTTACGGTCACGGCGTGCTGCGATCAATGCTTTAGCCGCATATTGTCAAGGCATCTGGTTCAGGGATTGGAACCACGGCAATCCGATCGAAGGCAATGATAGCTATGACTTTCCAAATGTCAAACCCGATACTCAGCGCAGCAAAGCTGACTTCGAGATAGTCGAGTTCGAGGTTATTGAATTCTTGCCTGGATAGTTCTACATGAAAAAGCAACCCTTCACAAAGCAGGCGCTCAAACAGTTCTTCTACTGGATCAATGAGCGCCATGCCATCTATATCAGGCGGCATGTCGAGAAGAAGCCGTGGCCCTGGACCAAGGATCCTATCCTGCAACAGAATCGTTTTTGCTCCGTCTTTAGAGAACTGGACAAAACCACGATCTGGATTCGTGAGAACTGGCGTGAGCCGTATGCTGATCACAAGAACCTCTGGTTCGCGATGGCGATGGCCCGTCAGATCAACAAGATCGAGACCCTTGCTGAGATCGGTTTTCCAAAACGCTGGCAGCCTGAGCGGGTGCAGAACATAATCCGGGCGCGAATGGCGCGCGGTGAAAAGGCATACACCGGGGCCTATATGATCACAGGTTCTTTGGGCGGCGACAAGCCAAGCCAGACGGCATACAAGATACTGGACCCGCTGTACCGGAAGTCCCCGCACTTTATCCGTGACCCACATTCATTACTTGAAGAAGCCTTCATCGATCTTGTTCAGTACCGGGGCTTCGGTAGGTTCCTGGCTTATGAAGTCGTGACTGACCTTCGTCATACGCGGTATCTGTGCAACGCGCCTGACATCATGACCTGGGCCAATGCTGGGCCGGGAGCGCATCGCGGACTTCGGCGGCTGCAAGGCTTCAAGGTACGGGGCGAAGGTGCTAAATCACGCTACCCTGAGCAGGAAGCGCTAGACCTCATGCGCTGGCTGCTTGAAGTCTCACCAAAGTATATTCACGATCATGTGCCGCCGCTGGAGATGAGGGATGTTGAACACGTGACGTGCGAAATTGATAAGTACCTCCGCGCGAAAAACGGTGAGGGCAGGCTCGAACGCTATCGTTACCACAGCGAACCGTTGCTTTAATGGTTGATGAATCTCTAGTTCCCGTGCTTACGACTTACGGTCGGGTCGACAGGCAAAAGACTTTTCTGAGGTTGCCGCTTGAATGGCAACGCCGGACGGTATTCATAGCCGTTAAAGATGAAATCAAACAGCTCAAGAAGCTCTACGGCTATACCGGCTGTGAGTTCTTGGCACAGCCTAAGAGCATCAAGGGTATAGCCCAGGTTCATGCATGGCTTTTCAAAGAACACTTCTGGGAAAAGGTCCTGTTCCTTGACGATGATCTAGAATTCTTGGCGAGGCGCAAGGTAGTGAAAGGTGTGTCTGGAGAAGATTGGGTCAGCTTCACTATAGCGTCAGAGAGAGAGAGCTATCTGACAGCCTCACGATGCTAGAAGCTAAACTAGATGAAGTGTCGCATGTTGGCATGCTGCCGAGGGTGGGCTTTTCTCGCAGGGTGCATCCGCTGCCATGGAAGGATTTTGGGCGGATAGTGCACGCTCTTGGATTTCGTGTGTCAACTGTTTTGAATGTCTGTGAATTGGGGCGGATAGATCACCGCGAGGATTTTGATTACACGCTTCAGGTCTTACGTGCTGGGCACAAGACGGCGCTTCTGACCACGATGTGCGTTGGTGATAGAAAATTCGGTGACAGGGGTGGGTCATCGGCAAGCAACCGTTCATTTGATGCAGCCAATGCAGATGCCCTCAAACTGGCACGACTCCACCCTGGCCTTGTCGAAGCTGTTCCCGGTAAATATAGGACGACCGGTGATAGGCTGGAAGTGCGAATCAAATGGTCGAAGGCATTCAACTATGATGCCAAGCTTCACCCGCGTACCTTTTTCTAGAGCCAAATTTAAGCCCCGTACAGCGTAGGAACACCGGGCTGGCCCTTGGGTAGCGGGCAATATGGTTCCGCCAGCCACGGAGGCAATTTTGGGCTCTGTATTGCTCAGTTATAGCCATCATTAGCCGGGGTTTGTCATGCGTGTCATCAACGTGCGGAATGTTCATAGGGCACTGCCTGAAGGTTTGAGGCATCTACAGGTAGAGGGGATACGTGACGGTTCGCGCTTTGGCGATGTCGTTGTTGCACCTACCCCGGTGACTACGGTCTATCAGCGGCCATGGGAACGGGTGCTGTTCTGGGCGCTTCGAGACGCCAATCCTTTCTTCCATCTATTCGAAGCCCTCTATTTTCTAGCGGGACGTAATGATGTTGAATGGCTGGCATATTACAATGATGGTATGAGGAAGTTCTCGGATGACGGTAAGACCTTCCATGGCTCATATGGGTACAGATGGCGAAAGCATTTTCAAGCGTTCACAAAACTTGAAAAGGATGAGCCGGGTGTTCTTAGATGGGCTAATCGAAATCTAGACCAGCTCGATACCGTCGTACAGCTTCTTAAGAACAAGCCTCGTACCCGCCGAGCCATCATCCAGATGTGGGATTGCAAAGTTGATCTGTACCCCGATGAGTATCCTCAACACCGCGATCTCCCTTGCAATGACCTCATAGCGGTATGGCTGGACAGGGATGACTGCTTGTGCATGACCGTGTTCTGCCGGTCGAATGACATTATCTGGGGATGTTATGGGAGCAATGCTGTTCACTTCAGCGTGCTGCAAGAATACCTAGCCGCGCGCGTTGGCGTAGAAATAGGGCCTATGTATCAGGTCAGTAATAACTTCCATGCTTATACCGATCTCTATGAAAAGATGCTGCCGTTGGCTGATGAGGCATCTGATGGATACAAGTCAACATGGTGCCCATATAAGAGCGGGCTAGTGCTGTGGACAAAGATCATCACAGATGCGCATCATTTCGATGCTGAGCTTATTGATAGCTTCATGTGCAATTTGACACCGAAGGACGGTTGGCGCAATGAATTCTTTCCGCACGTCGCTATTCCGATGCGTAGGGCCTATCGCCTGTTCAAGGAGGAGCCGGGTATTGAACGCTATCAGAGCATCTATGAGATATTGGGTCAGATCGATCCTCGAAGTGATTGGGGCAGGGCCTGTATTAGTTGGATGCATAGCCGTGAGGTAAACGCAAGAGCTAAAAGTGAAACCTAATGACGTTGAAGGAAAAGATATTCGAGGTCTGTGGTACGAATGACCTCTTGGCACTGGTGCTGTCGGGTGGCGATGTGCGGCGATATCACCAAGAAGGCGGGCATGTCTACATGCAGCCAGTGTCAGAACATACCTATCGGGTGATGGCCATCTTGCTGCATTTCTGGCCTGATGCTTCACGTGAGCTGTTGATTGCCGCGTTCTACCATGATTCGCCTGCTGAGCGCGTGACCGGCGACCCGCCCGCTACCGTCAAAGCCGTCTTTCCCAGTGTGCGCGCCGTCTACGATGATATCGAACGCGAGGTCATGGATGCATTGGGTCTGCCAAATGAAAATGATCTGGAGCCTATCGACTACGCACGGTTGAAGGTGGCGGACTACGTTGAATTGTGCATTACGTGCAAGTCCCAGCCTGGACGTAGGCCTCAACGGATATACGAGCGGGGCAGACAATTTGTTGAGCAGTACGCAATAAGGCTGCCTGACGATGAGCGTGCGATGGTGGATGATTTCATGAGGAAACTTAGAACCAATCTGTGGGAGGCGTAGCTATGCCAAAGTGTGCGATCTGTGGATTTGAGGTTACAGCACCTTGGGGTAAGGTATGCCCCACGAAAGAAGACGCCGTCGACAATCTCTGTCCTTCCCTTGGTGCAGCGATTTTACGATCATCGCCGTCAATACCTTCTGAGCCCAACGATGAATTCGCGCGCCGTGCTAGGCAGAAGGACCGGCTCATTGCCATCGCTCTGAAGCAGGCGCTCAAGACGTTCGATAAGGATAAGGAATATGCCAGTTCATGGCGGCAACGAAACGGTGTCGGCGCATACTTCACGATCGTGCGAAAATGGGACCGTATCGAGAACGCTGCACAAGCCAAGACCTTCATGGACAAACCCGTGCAGCAATATGACCTCTTTCAGAGGTTTGAGCTGGACCGTCGCGAGGAAGGCATCTTAGACGATGTGATGGACCTAGTAGGCTACTGTCTAGTGCTCGTTGAGCACATGATGGAATGCGGCTATGCAGCGGATATTTTGAAGCAATCACCTAAGATATACGATCCATCAGATCTGGATGGACCTGTACCGGAGCCCCGCATCCCACGACGGTCAATTGAGCCAGCAGGGCAACCACGGGAAGGTGTGTTTTATGTAGGGGAACTCGGCTTGTCCCATACTGATTGCGTGTTCAGTACAGACCCCATCACCGGTAAGATCACGGCTGGCCAAGGCGAAGTGGACCCACGAACCGGGCGGTTCAAGATACCATGCCTAGAATGTGCAGAGATGCAGCAAGATCGCGTAGGCAAAGTCAATCACCCCATGCCTTATGGATACAAAGCTGAAGAGGAAAATGCTTGATGGAACGGGAAGAACTGCTTTCAGTGCTAGAACTGGCCTCTGCCGCACTGGCCAAGGAGAATGAAACCATCCTGCCCATTCTAGCAGGGTTCAAGTTCGAGAAGGGTCGTGTCATCACATATGATGACGTCATCTCAGTCTCTATTCCTTTGGATATTGGGCTTCAGGGCGTGCTGCCAGGACACCAGCTTTTACGCTTCTTGAACTCGTGTGGCACTAAGGACGTTGGGGTCAGCAGCAAGGACAGCACCGTCACGATCAAGTGCGACCGTGCCAAGCTGTCGCTGCCGAGCACGGATGTGAAAGACTGGCCCTTCAAAAAGCCTAAGACTGAAGGCACGTTCAAAGTGGAACTGAATGCCGCGTTCTTCCGAGGCTTGGGTCTTTGCACGGCCGTCGTGCCGGATAAAGGCTTATCGTCGTGGATGGGCGGCATCAGTTTCTACTTCGGCAAGACGCTCAGGCTGTACGCCTTGAACGCTACGCGTGATGGCATCTGCCATTTCACAATTCCGGAGCTAGGTACGGGTGGGAAGGTTGAACGCTACATCGTACCCGTCAGCTTCTGTAAGACGGCCCTGACCATGGCCAAGAAGTGCGGGCAAGAAGGCTGCACGCTCTACGTCAACCCCAGCAGCCTTCTGATTACATTCCCCGGTGATGCTATCCTGTACGGCAAGCTCATCGAGGCTGAGGGGCAGAACATCGCGGGTCGAGTCAAGACAATCATGGATGAGATCGATGGCGAGTTCTGCCCCATCACCCCTGAGCTGGCTGACGGCATCAAGCGGTCATCTATTCTGGGCGGTAACGATGGTGCGTGCAACGTCGTGATCGATGACAAGATCCGACTTCGTACCAGCGGCCCTGGAAATGTTTCTTTGGCTGAGCCCGTACCTTTGAAGGGTAAGCACCCTGAGGTCGAGGTCAACATCGCCGCCCCAACGCTGCTCAAGATGCTTGGGGAGTGTCAGGAGATTCGCTTCTTGCAGCACAGCACCGTCGCTCGTGCGGATGACAGCTTCGTCTACATAGTCGCGAACAGGGGTTAGTGAATCTGTAATGGTATCCAGACTCAGACCTAGACTTCCTGAACGCATCGAGCGTATCGGCGATGCGACTCTGTACCTGGGCGATTGCCTGGAAATCCTCCCGACGCTCGGGAAGGTGGATGCCGTGGTGACTGACCCGCCATATGGGATGGCGTTGAACACGGACAGCGCACGCTTTTCTGGCGGGTCGATTGAAAGCCAAAACCGACGCGGTGCAGGGAAGGCTTACGCCGCCGTATACGGTGATGACCGGCCGTTTGATCCGACGCCATTCCTCGGGTTCCGGCACGTCGTCATGTGGGGGTTCAATCATTTTAGCGAGCGGCTTCCGCGGGGCGGCGGTTTAGTTTGGATCAAGCGCAAGGACGACGCATTTGGTTCGTTTCTTTCCGATGCTGAACTCGGCTGGGAGAAGGGCAAGGTGGGCGTGTTTTGCTTCCGCTCATACCCGCAAGCGATGGCGCTTGAACGCGTTCATCCGACGCAAAAGCCCGTTGAGCTAATGGCGTGGTGCGTTGAGCGGACCAACGGGACGATCCTCGATCCCTTCATGGGATCAGGTACAACTGGCGTCGCCTGTATTAGACTGAGCAGGAAATTTATCGGCATCGAGATAGAGCCGCGCTACTTTGACATAGCCTGTAAGAGGATAGAAGCTGAAACCAAAAAGGGCCGGTTCTTTTATGATGACGGCACAGCGGTCAAGAAGCTGAAGAGGAACAGGCTCCTGTGAGCTTCTTCTTCGCTGAGGATCAGGAAGCGCCCAAATCCAAGAGCGGGCGGAAGCAGCTTACCGTCGAGACCCTGCACTCGATGGGCTGTAAAGCCTGCCCGCTCGATAAGCTCAAGGGCTTGCTACATCCTAAGATGAAGGCAACGGGTGCTGACCGGCCACTGGTCATGATTCTTGGCGAAGCTCCTGGCAAAACCGAGGATAAGCTGGGCAAGCAATTCGTAGGTGAATCAGGCCAGTTGCTACGCCCAAACATTCCCGAAAAGTATGAGGACCAAATACGCTGGCAGAACACCATCAATTGCTCGCCCCCGAGCAACAAAACCCCGGCTCAGGCAGAGGTGGAGTGTTGCCGCCCTAGGCTTATAGCCGATATAGAGCTCACGCGGCCCAGGGCGATTTTTGGGCTCGGTGGTGTGTCTTTAAACTGGGCCGTAGGTGAAGAAGGCATAACCAAGTGGCGCGGGCGGTATTTCCCCATCAAGGTCGGCAATCATACCTGCTGGTTCTTCCCTACGTTTCACCCGTCCTATCTGTTACGTAGGCAACGCGTCAATAAGCGCACCGGCCGCAAGATGCTGAGTGAAGATGAAAAGGTATGGCAGCGTGATTTGAAGCGCGCGTTCAAGCTGGTTGAAAAGCTACCGGATGCTGAGGTCGTAGCGTCGGAAGAAATAGAGGAAGGTGTATCGTACGTCACGGGTGAAGGCGGCTGGCAAGATGTTGACCGTGTCAAAGAAGCTCTAGCACACTTTGCACGGTCACCAGACTGTGCCTTCGACTATGAAACGGCCAGTGATGAACGGGGAAGCCAGCGCCAGACACGGCCCTATGGCAAAGGCGCGCGGATACTCAGCGTAGCAGTAGGGACCAAGGATGAGGCCTTCGCTTTTCCATTGCATCACCGTGAAGCGGGCTGGACGGAGAAGCAGCGCAAGGCCGTCATTGATGCCTGGACGGCGTTCTTGGCCACACCTAATATCAAGATCGCGCAGAACCTGTTCTTTGAACTGGAATGGAGCATCTATTTCTGGGGCCTTAAGATGGCCCGAATATCGAAGTGGGAAGATACGATGGCGCAAGCCTACGTGCTCGACTCACGGAAGGGGATGCTCAGCCTCGATACCCTGATTCTCCTGCACTTTGGATTTCACCTAAAAGCCATATCGAAGGTCAACCTCACAGCACTCGACCAAGAGCCGATCGAGAAGGTGCTTCGGTACAATGCGCTCGATGCCAAATGGGAGCATGCGCTGAAGACGAAGCAGCGGCAGTTGCTTCGCGATGAGGGCCTGGAAGAGCTCTACTACGATCAACTCCGACGCATTCCAACCATGGCGTTGAAGTCCCATTTCGGGATGCTGATTGACTTCAATGAAGTCATAGCCTTCGATAAGAAGTACTCAGCTCAGATCAAAGCTCTTCGCAAGTGGTTTGTCAATTCCAAGACGGTAGCCGCGTTCGAGAAGAAGTTTGAACGCAAGTTCAGGCCGGGCTCTGACAAGGACGTACTTGATGTCTTGCGCGGCATTCTAAACCGTAACGAGTGCCGTGTAGAAGACCTTGATAACCCCGGTCAGTACAAGTGGTCATCTAAAGATGAGGTGCTGGGGCAGATACCTCTGAACTTCGCTCGCAAGCTGCGAGAGTACCGGGCGGTCACGGGCAACAAGTCCAAGTACATCGACCCGCTGCTGCCTAAAGGCTACAAGCCCGCGCTGGTGGCTGATAAGCCTGTTGATGTAGGCAAGTGCATCTGGCCTGATGGTCGTACCCACGCCGTGATACAGACCTTGCTATTGGTCACGCGTCGTACGAGCTGCACGTATCCAAACGAACAGTTCTGGCCAAAGCGAGATGATGATTATAAAGACCTCAGGCGTGAGTTCATCGCGCCGACAGATGACGTTTGGCGCACGGTCGTAAAGAACTTCGGCTATACCGTAGACAGGCGAATCGACCCGGATGATTGCTGGTTCATACCTATCGACCAGGGCCAGATCGAGGCTCGTGTTGCTGGGATGGCTTCTAAGGACAGGGTCTATTGCACTTACTTGTGGGATCGAAATGATATCCACATGGAATGGACCAAGCGGCTGGCCTATGCCTATCCGCGCCGTATTGGCGGCAAAGAATACCTCAAGGACGCTGCGGCTCTGAAGAAGTTCCGCACTGATGTCAAAAACCAATGGACCTTCCCCCTCATCTTTGGCGCATCCGTACCCTCAGTGGCCAAATACCTGCACATGCCGGTAGACATCATAGGTGAACAGGTAGACGACTTCTGGGAAATGCTGCCCGGATTGAAGGGCTGGCAAGACACCACGATCGGCGGTTACAATTGCAACGGCTATGTCGAGACGTTGACGGGCTGGCGGCGGTACGCACCCATCAGTAAGAACCAGTTGATCAACACCCCAATTCAAGGATCGGCATCCGATATCACTATCAGTGCTATGAACAGGCTATCTGAAGCTGCGCAAGAAATGGATCTGTGGCAGTTCCAGGCACGGCTTGAGGTCCATGATGAGCTGGGCTTCTGGATACCCAAGAAGACTTTCGACCGTGACCTGGAATTCATCGCTGATGCTATGCTCGAATGCAGGCACTACCCTTGGATTAATGTCCCCCTCTGTATAGAAGTAAGCAAAGGGCCAAACTGGTATGATGTGAAGCCTGAGGCCACGCTGTTCGCAGATGACTTCGGGAAGATTGACCGTCATGAACAAGGTTTCTAAGGCCAAGAAATTTAGGCGACTCACCAAAAGTGCGTGTCAACCCGCATACGAACGGCATAAGAAAAATGCTAAGATGCGGGGCATAGAGTTCTTACTGACTCTTGAAGAATGGTATGATATATGGCGTTCTAGCGGGCAATTGAAAAATCGCGGCTGTCATAAAGGGCAATACGTCATGGCAAGATATAATGATGTTGGTCCATATGCCAAATGGAATGTCAAGATCGTAACGTGCTCATTGAACCTAGAAGAGGCAATGGTCGGTAATTCTTTTGGAAGTGCACATAAGGGGCGCATCAACCCATTTTTAGGTAGAAAGCATACTAAGCAAACGAAGGCAAAGATGCGCGCCGCTCTTCTTGGACACAAGAGGAGTGTTGGGTCTTGGAATGGTAGTGCCAAAATTTCTGAAGAAGATGTGCCTAAAATACGTGCACTCTATAATGAAGGGTATCGACAACATAAAATCGCTGAAATATTTGGCATCAGTCAGATGATGATCAGCTACATAGTCCGTGGTAAGAAGTGGCGACATGTTCCATGTGAACCAACAGAGGAGCAGGGATTTTGAAACATCCAGATATCTATTCGATAAAGGTCTGCCACGTAACGGGCGGGTGGCCTATTGCTGAAATCGACTGCTTGACGCTTGAGTCGGCGGGTGTAGCTTATGACAAAGCCGTCGCCGCTATGCGTGATAGGGCCTTTCTTGAGCTGACGGATGATTTTGGTATCAAGTTCGCTATTAACGGTCGCGTCATTGGCTGGATCTTCTGTGGTTGGCTGAAAGATTTTCATAAGCGTGTGATCGATATCGGTGACACGCAACAGGCCAATTTAGAGGCATACGAATCCGAGTTCGGTTCCAAGGTGGGCATCGGCCGATGACACACACATTCGCTGCCCTGAAAGTCAGCAATCAAGTTTATGAGGAAATCGAGAAGAAATTGCGTGAGGCTGGCTATGATCACGCTTTCATTGACGGTGCCATCGACATGCACGGTATTGGTCTGTTGCGCGGCGGACCCGCTTGGACCTACTGCGCTGGCCGGCTTCCCAACTATGACATCTATGTCAGCGTACTTTATGAGGACGGGAGCGGGGGCTCAGCCAAGTTCGTGAAGAACAGGTTCAGTACGTTTGAGCATTGGGAATTGAATGCTGAAGGTGAACGGCCAACCAAGAACATCGTGGCGTGGAGATGAAGCAATGAGTGAGGAACTCATCAATAAATACCGGCCCACCAGTTTTGATGATGTCATCGGGCATGACAGCGTCGTGCGATCAATCAAAGCTGCACTCGATGGCAAGCGCGGGCGCAGTTTCATCCTGGGCGGGCCGTCTGGCGTGGGCAAGACGACCTTAGCCCGCATCATTGCCAAGCATGTCGGCGCTAAGGCATTCGATATTGTTGAAATTGATGGTGCGACGCATACCGGCATCGATGCTATGCGTGGGATAACTGAACGGCTTCAGTACAAGAGCTTCGGTGGTGGTGCGCGGGCCGTCATTGTCGATGAAGCACACTCAATTTCGAAGCCCGCTGTTCGGTCCCTGCTCAAAGCTATTGAGGAGCCGCCCGATGGGGTTTACTGGCTGTTATGCACCACTGAGCCCGCAAGCATCCCCAAGGAAATCCGCACCCGCTGTTTGAGCTATGATCTTAAACCAGTGCCGGATGAGGATATTCTAGCTTTGTTGATGGGTGTTACCAAAGCTGAGGGTTTACCTATCGCTAATTCAGATGAAGCCTTGACTGTGCTTGTGGAAGCGGCTGATGGCAGCCCGCGACAGGCTCTGTCGTTCTTGGCTGAGTGTGGCCACACCAAAGACCTAAGTGAAATACGTATTCTTATAAAGCAGGCAGCGGTAGCGTCCAAGGAAGCTATCGACCTATGCCGCCTGCTTATCAAAGGTGCAAGCTGGAAGGAGCTCACGGCCTGTATTGCCAAATTGGACGGCCAGCCTGAAAGCGTCCGTATCATCGTGCTCCGGTATATGAGCTCTGTAGCGCTCAAAGAAGGCAAGCCGGGGCGGGCGCTGGCCATTATGGATGCCTTTGCCCAGCCCTTCCAGGACCGTGAGGGCACCGCGCCCTTGATCCTAGCTTGCGGGGGGTTATGCTTTGGAGAATGACGGTCTGTATTAAATAGGGGTGGGTAGGAGAATCAGATATGGCACTTAAAGTTGATGTAGAGGAACTTCGGGAGCGGCTTGCTATTGACAAGCACAGCCTCGATGAAGAGATCGAGCAGCAGGCTGAGGTCTACTATGTAGTGGCTGAAGCCGCTGTGCTGGCAAAGTCCAGGATGGATGCCGCTGAAGAGGACGTGAAGCTTATTCAGGCCAAGCTCGATCCACTAATCCGTGCGAAGTTGGAGAAAAACGAGGAAAAGGTCACAGAAGCTGTGGTCAGATCGGCTATCATACAGCACCCGCAGTCTAAGGAGGCTGTTGAAACAGCCCGCAACATCAGAGAGGAATATGAGAAGCTCAGCGCTTTGAAAGACGCATTTCGCCAGCGGTCATCGATGCTGCGCGATCTGGTTGAGCTTCATGTATCAGGTTACTACACTGACCGTTCAGTTCGCGGCTCAGCTAACAAGGCCAGCGATCATAAGGCTGATCAGGTGCGGCAGCGGCTCAGCGAAATGCGAAAGGTCGAAAAGAGCGAGGAGCGCAGCAAGTCTAGGCGGCGGGGAGACGACTGACCGTGTCTCGTCTTGCCGACTATGTGTTCTTTGTTCTAAGCATCAGTGCGGGAGTAGTGCTCGCTTTGGCGGTATTCTATGCGGCCATTCGTCTTGCGTCTGAGGCTTGGCACAAAGGCAGAGAACAGTTTCACCGTAGAATGCGATTCAATAGCAAGTTGAAAGGAGATCGGCCCCATGGCTGATAAAGGCAAGAAGCAGAAGTTCAAGTACCAGGAGCGGGATGCCAGCACCTGGAAGCAGAAGAGCCAGGAAAGTTCTGGCAGCTACGATGATATCGTCAAGGACGGTATCCCGAAGTTCAAGGCACAGGACGGCAAGAACCGAATCCGTATTCTGCCGCCAACCTGGGATGACGCCGATGACTTCGGCTATCCTATCCTGGTGCACTATCGCATCGGCGCCGAGGAGCAGCCTTATCTTTGCCTACAGATGAAGGATGAAGAGTGCCCCATCTGTGAAGAAGCAAGGCGTCTTGCCGCTGACGGTGATGTTGACGACTCCAAGCGTTTCAAGCCCAGCAAGCGAAAGGGCTGGTGGCTGCTTGATCGTAAGTCGGACGAGCCCGACATGCCCGTGTTCTGGGCCGCACCGCACGGCACGCACAAAGACGTCCTTCTCGCTTGTGAGGACGATGAGTCTGGTGAGATCATGCCGTGCGATCATCCACAGGAAGGCTATGATGTGGCCTTCAACAAAGAGGGCGCACAGCTTCGCACGAAATACACTGGCGTCAAGCTGGTCCGTAACGCCACGCCGATCCTCGAAGATGAAGACGATATGGCCAAGGTACTTGAGTTCATTGCCGAGAACCCGATCGACAGTCTCCTCAAGTTCTATGATGCCAAATACCTCACAGCCATTCTTGCGGGGCAGGCACCGAAGTCTGATGAAGACGAAGACGAAGAGGATGAGAAGCCCAAGAAAAAGACCAAGAAGAAGCCTGTCGACGAGGATGAGGAAGACGAAAAACCCAAAGGCAAGAAGCGCCCCCGTCTTGATGAAGATGAGGACGAGGATGAAAAGCCCAAGGGCAAGGCCAAGAAGAAGGGCAAGGATGAGGAAGAGGAAGAAGAGCCTGACCCTGATGCTGAGGAAGGGGAAGAAGAGGGGGAAGATGAAGCCCTGGACTTCGATGAGATGGATGAGGGTGATCTCGCTAAGTTCGTCAAGAAGCACCGGCTCGACATCGACCTCGACGAAATCGATGGCACCAAGAAGCAGCGCAAGGCTGTGAAGGCTGCGTGGGAAGAACAGCAGGAAGAAGCCAAGCCCAAGGCCAAGGCTAAGAAGAAACCCGCGGAAGATGAAGATGAAGAGGAAGAGGACGGCAACTCTGCCACTGCCAAGCTGAAGGCGGCAGCGAAGCGCGCCAAAGAGAAGAGTGGCAAGAAGAAGGCTGATGAAGACGAAGACGACGACTAAGCGCCCGCGACCTAGTTTGGCCAAAGAGGGGCGAGATCAGTATTTTCTCGCCCCTAGCGCCAATCTAGAGTTCGTACATACGGGAGCAACCGTGCTCGACTGTGTGCTAGGCGGCGGCTGGCCTTTGGGCCGCGTATCTAACATCGTCGGTGACAAGAGCACAGGCAAGACCCTGGTCGCGTGCGAGGCTATGGCCAACTTCAGCCGTAAGTTTCCCAAAGGCATGATTCGGTATGTCGAGACAGAAGCTGCCTTCGATGATGCCTATGCCGCTGCTCTTGGAATACCCATGGACCGTGTTGAGCGGCCTGATTCACAACTCGAGACGGTTGAAGCCGTGTTCGAAGACCTGATGGGCGCTCTATCCAGGATGAAGCGCGGAGGCCTGTACATCTTGGACTCATTGGATGCGCTGTCGGATGCGGCTGAAATGGGTAGGGAAATTGATAAAGCAACCTTCGGCGCTGGCAAAGCTAAAGGCATGTCACAACTGTTCAGGCGCGCTATAAAGAAGGTCGAAGCCAAACAATGCCATTTCATGATCATATCCCAGATACGGGATAACATCGGGGCGACCTTCGGCCGCAAGTACTCACGGTCGGGCGGCAAAGCCCTGGACTTCTATGCTTCACAGGTTGCCTACCTAGCGCACCTGGGCGAGCTCAAGCGCAAGCTGAAGGGTGTAGAGCGTACCATAGGCGTCCAGATCAGAATGAAGTGTACAAAGAACAAGGTGGGCCTGCCGTTCCTGTGACTTCCCCATCTTGTTCGGGTACGGCATCGAAGATATCACAGCGAGCATTGACTGGCTCGTTACGAACAAGCAGCACAGGCGCACCAGCTTGAGCCTTGACGATCTGAAGGCTATACGCGAAGAGGCCATGCATGTTGAAGTCGACGGTGCCGATGACATTCGCCAGCTCTTGGCAACCAATGTGATTGCAGGGTGGTCAGAGATCGAAAAGTCGTTCCTCCCGCCCAGGAGAAAATACAATGACTGACCGCGAATCGTACATGGACATTGCTTGCACGATCAAGGCCGCGCCTTCAAATGGCAAGGCACTCTTAGTTGCTGATGAGCGTGGTGAAGAGTTTTGGGTGCCGCGTTCAGTATGTATGAACGGACATCATGAGTTCAATGCTGGTGATGATGTGACGCTCAAGATAGCGGAATGGTTCGTGGTCAAGAATGAGATAGGGTTATGACGCGCGTGCGACCTAGGCTTCCGAAGGCGTATGGTGTCACCGTCGCTACGCGCACTGGCGATAAAGAGGGAAGCTATAAGTTCTGGTACGACCCTAACAACTCTCTCAACCAAGCCGTGCAGAAGAAGGGCAAGACTGATGGTGACTACATTGTTGAGGTTGATGGGGATCAGATCAATGAGATATTTCGCTGGAGCCCACAGCGCAAGCATTGGATCCAGCTTTGGGGTGTGCTACCAGCGCGCGACAGGGTGAACATAGCCCTGACTGAGACTGATGACCCGGATGAATTGATTGAAGCCTTGGTTGCTACAATCGAGGACGGTGAGACTAGGCTTTGGCAATGGGCCAAGTGGACCGTGGTTGAGGTCTTGCTACGACATCTGTCCGGCAGTGAAAAGTTCAAGATAATTGCCGATGAGATGCGGGAGAATTTCGACAGGCTGAATCCAGCCAAGCACTCACCGTGGGAGGGATAGTGTGGTTGATAATGATCTTATTCTGAATGTTGCCAAGATCATCTAGCTTGCATCAATAGACCCAAAGGATAGTTCTCGCGGCTTCTTGAAATCTTTAGATGAATGCAAAGTGTTAGCACTGCCTATCATTGATATGGTATCGCGTAAAATCATTGATGACGCTATAGCTATTGAATTAGGGCAGGTATTTAAATGAGACCCGGAGGCAGCTCAACTAAGGGTGCAAGCTTTGAGCGGCAGGTGTGCCGTCAGCTTTCGCTGTGGATAAGCAGCGGTGAACGCGACGATGTGTTCTGGCGCACGGCTATGTCAGGCGGCCGGGCTACGATAGGGCTGCGCAGCGGCAAGAACAGAGGCGCACAGGCCGGAGATGCGCAAGCTATTGATGCTCTCGGCGATGCCTTTATGAAAGTGTTCTCGGTCGAGTGCAAGCATGTTAAGACGCTCCAGCTAGGCCAGATGCTGGCAAAGCATACAGGCAAGAGCCATGACTACTGGATTAAGCACCGGCGCGAAAGTGCGGCCTTCAAACGCGAGCCATTCATGGTGGCGCGCGAGAACAGGTATCCTACGCTGCTGTTCGTAACGGCTGAAGGGTTGGAACAGCTCGGGTTGGAATACCTGCCGTATCGCACCATATTTCGCGGCTGTATTCCATTATGGGTCTCAATCAAAAGTGCCGTCTACACGGATGAGGTCCATGTGTTAGACTGGGAGCGTTTCCTGAAAGAGACGCTGCCGCCTATTCATTTGAAGCGGAGAAAGAAATGATCAGGGCCAGGGTTAGAACAAGTGACGGTAACGAAGACATCGTTGATATCGATGTTGAAAGAATAGGCAATGCTATTGCCAAGTATCACACTGAAGGCAAGCTAGAGGCTCTGACGGTCAGTAGTTCAGGAAGACCAATACCGAAGGTCTACTTCCACCCGAACCTTGTGTCTATTGAACTGTTCCAAGCTTAATTTGGGGTATGTGATATGATAGACAGTGCGCTGTATAATGTTCAGTTATCAAGAACAATACGATGGGATGCTGAGGCAGAAGCAAGGATCTATAACATCCAAGCTGCCAAAGCACACCGTTTGAGTCCACACTCAATGGTCCATGCCTATATATCCTGGCAGCAAGCAGATCGTTATGTAGAACTGTTTAAGGATTTCTATAACAAGGATATTACTAATCCATACTCCCACGGCTTGGTCTGGTTCTGTTGCAAGTGTTTCAAAATTGAGTGCCCGCATTGGTTCGATAGCCATGCCGTTCAACGTGTTGGTGACAGACATTACCACGTTGAATATAATGTCTGTCACTGCAAATTCTGTAATCTGAACATATTCCTTGGTGGCCCCGGTGTTGGCACGCCGTCTCAGGAAGCACTGGCTTTAGTTCATGAGAGATTAGCCAAGCACAGCCCATCTGAGCACAGAAGCTTGGTCAATTTTGGTTATGGGTCTGGGTGGGTTTGTGAAACGCCTGTAATAGTTTCCAGAATGATCGAATCACATGGTATTGAGGCGGCTTCTGTTTACCTTGATCGCTTGATACAGAACGGCTCATGCCAAGATGCCTTCAACCACCTCCATAACTATGTTTAAGCCAGCCACCATATTGTTCACCGATCCACATCTGTCCGAGAAGGCAGAGGATCAGTATCGGTTCGACATCTTCCCCTGGTGCGTTAAGAACTACGCTACCAAGGCAACGACCGTGATCATACCCGGGGATCTGACTGACCGCAAAGACCGACACGCGGATTGGTTCGTCAACAAGGTGGTTGAAAATGTAAGGCTACTGTCGGAATCGTTCACGGTCTATATCATGATGGGGAATCACTGTTATAGCGCAAATCCTAAAGAACCGTTCTTTCGGTTTCTCGGCGGCATGTTGAACGTAATCTACATCCGTGAACCTGTCATGCTTCACGTTCCAGTTGGGGGTAAGGGTAAGCGAAAGGTCTTTTTCCTTCCCCATACCCGCCACCCGGAAAAGGAATGGGGTGGATACCAGTTCAAGAACTGCGATGCGATATTCATGCATCAGACATTCCGTGGTGCAAAGAGTGAGTCGGGGTTCGAACTCGATGGACTCAACCCGTCTGCGTTCAAAGGAATGGGATGCCCTATATTCTCAGGTGATGTCCACAATCCGCAGCAGGTTGGGCCGATCACTTACATTGGCTGTCCTTGGCACGTGCACTATGGGGACAGATTCCAGCCCCGCGTTCTGATCGCTGATGCTGACTTCAAGACCCAGCCCGCTCATTTCCCAGCCCCACAGAAGCTGGTATTAGATATCACATCCCCCGGGAACTTGAAAGATACTAGGCACCGTATCAATGAAGGTGACCGTGTCAAAGTGCGGCTGTATTTACCTAGGGCTGAGTTCATTGACTGGCCCAAGCATAGAGACAAGATAAAGGCTGTGTGCAAGGAACTGAAGGTTGAGCTGCACGGTATAGAGCTTAAGGAACTAGTACGCGGCAGGCCCAGGCCCAGGCTCGTACAGGTAAAATCCAAGGCCGCTAGAGGTCGTGCAGAAACCTTCGAAGCGTACTGCCAGCAACGCCAGATCGATAGCGTAACGGCAGCTATAGGGAAGGAGCTGTTAGATGCAGAAACAAACTGAGGGCGTGTTGAGGGTGTTGATTGCACGCGCGCTCTACAATAATTGCCGCGTGGCCTGGAAGGAAGCTGGGATGGCTGTACCAGCTCCTTGGTCTAAGGTATTCAAAGATGACCGTGACTCATATCTAGATGATGCGGATGCTGTTTTGAAAGCACTGGACGGGTATCTGACACACCATACAAATTGTCGCGGCCGATGGACTGGAACTTGCAACTGTGGGTTTGAAGAGGCCCGCCGCGTGCTCGAGGAGACGGCATGAGACATCGCGCGGGAGATCGCGAAGGTGGAGGAAGCGGCGAATGTGGCGGAGCAGTACGGCCGCGCACCATAGATTGGCCGGCGACGGAGATGTTGCCGATCTCTACCGCGCCACGGCCGCCGCCCTCCTCAAGGAGATGGGGCTCGAATGACTAACAGGGCATTAGTGCGAGAAGGATGGTGGCGGGCGCATGGCTATCGCATTCGCTTCCCCGAAGAGGGTTTCATCAACATCGCTGGGCAAGACCATGAGGCATTCATCGAAATCATGAAGCGGGCGGGTGCTGAGATCGTCTTTGATGGACTGCCTTATTATTATATTTGGAATTCGATTTCAAACTCGGATGTGATCTACGAGGTAACTCTGCCACAAACTTGAATGTGATGCTGTGAACTTTCTCTGGATCAAGCTGCAAGACTTCAAGTCCTACCGTGGTGAACACGTTCTGGATCTCAGGAAGTTCGGTCCGGGCCTGTACTATATCCGAGGCACGAACAAATATGAGCCAGATATGGGCTCCAACGGCGTCGGCAAGTCGAGCGTCTGGGACGCCGTGCATTGGTGTTTCTATGGGGCCAGCCTACGGGCGGTAAAGAGTCCAAACCTAGCCCCATGGGGCAAAAAAGGCGGCACAGCGGTCACGGTATGCTTGTGCCTGGACGGCATGACCACCAAGGTCAAGCGCACTTATAAGCCGAACTCACTTGCTGTGATTCAGGACAAGCAAGAACGGGGCGTTACCCAGGAACAGCTTGAAGACATGCTGCGGTTGAACTCTGAACGGTTTCAACAGAGCATCATATTCGGCCAGCACTCCGTCATGTTCTTTGACTTGACGCCTGGGCCAAAGCTCGACGTGTTCACAGACCTGATGGGCCTCAACTTCTGGCTCGAGCGTGCTGAACACGCCAAGCACACGACGTCGGAGCTCGCGGTCAACTTCCAAGAACTGGAGCATCAGCAACTAACGAATGAAACACGCATCGAGGAACTCACGGCCGCTATTGCGGAAGATGAAGCGGCAGCGGTTGTTGAAGCCCAGGAACAAGGTAAGCGGTTAGAGGCTATTCGTGATGGTATCCGAACCTTGAAGGCTGCGCGGGACGATGTCGTTCAGCAGTATGATGGGCTGAGCAAGAAAGCCGACGACTTGAGCGTCAGGACTAAGACTGAAGCGGACATCCTAGCGGTTGAGCAAGAGAAGATAGATGCTGTTGCAACTGAAGCCGCTGGCCTTGAAGCTGAAGTTGCCAAGGTTCAGGCTGAGGTAGCTGCTATCAATCGCCAGATCGCACGCATAAAGCAGGCTAAGGACATCTGCCCTACTTGTGGCCAGAAGATAGATAACAGTCACCTCAAGAAAGAGCTGGCGCGCTTGGAAGTTGATAGGGCCACGTTCGATAAGAAAGAGACCAAACTGGCGGCAAAGCTGGAAGCGCTGGAAAAGCGGTACAACTATTTGAAGGGTGGTTTAGAGAAGGCTAGGTCGAAATGCGTTGCGCACCAGCAGCTCGAGGCTGTTGAATATGAAATCCGTCAATGCCAACACAGTCTGCAAATATGTGATACGAAGTTAGAGAGCGGGCAGCGTGCGCTCAAAGATGCTAAGAACCAGACCTCAGCCTATGCTGAGCGTATCCAGCGCAACCGTGCCAAGCTAATGGAGCTTGAAAGGATACTGAAGAAGACCAAGAAGCAGATGCAGGAACTAGAGCCCCTCATTCCCCAGGCCCAATATTGGGTGAAGGGTTTCAAGGACATCAGGCTGTTCGAAATAGATGAAGCGCTCCAAGCATTAGAGGTCGAGGTCAATAACTACCTCACCGGCCTTGGCATGGAGAACTGGACGGTCAAACTCGCAGTTGAACGTGAGACCAAGGGTGGAAGCATCAGTCGTGGACTTCAAGTGTTTGTAGATCCTGGTACAGGAAAAGAGAATGACGTTAAGCCGTGGGAGTCGTGGTCTGGTGGTGAAGGCCAAAGGCTCAGGCTCGCTGGCGCGCTAGGCTTGGCAAATCTTATTCTACGGCAGATGCGCATTGAAACGAATATCCAGGTATGGGATGAGAAGCTGTATTGGCTATCAGGTACGGGTGAAGAGGATATGCTCCAGCTCTTGCAGGAACAGGCCAAACAGAACGGTAAGCAGGTATGGGTTATTGACCAGCACGCTTTAGACTACCCGTTCGACGGTGTGATTGACGTCATCAAAGACAGGAAGGGTTCGAGGATAGAGGTATGAGTGCTACTGATATTAAGACCTGTGAACTTTGTGGCCGCAACTATTATTTTCACTGTGATCACGGTGTAAGGGCTATGCCAATAATTTCTGAGAAACCGTTCTGGATGGTCTTTTCGCCGGATGTGCCGCCCGATCAATACGAGTTGAACTACAGGTGCCCCAAGCAAGAAGCCATCAACATCGCGGTGCGTGAGGCGCGTACGAATCCAGGGAAACGCTTCTATGTCTTGGCGGCTGAATTCGTAGCGTTCTTGCCTAAGCAGGACGTGCTGACGCGGGACTTCATACAAGAGCCAATAGGGGGGTGAGCTATGAAAGTTTGGGAACTACTCGAACTCCTGTACCAATATGATTATGACACTGAAGTCATAATTCTGGATGCAGCTAGATATCAGCATCCTCCGACCGTAGCGGTATTCCAAGCCACGCCACCTGTAATCGAGATCAAGCCTGACTACATGGCTGAGCCATGCTGAAGCTACCATGCGACGATTGTTTCGATCCGGTCAGGTGCCTTGACAAAGATGAGTGTGCGCACCGTAGGGCATCATATAATTTCTGGGCGTTGATGTGCGTCCTGATTATTCTAGCCGTCATGTATGTGTTATGGATGGCAAGGTAATGCAAAAAGAAAACGGCGTGTTGAAGGTGTTCCCCGATCTGCATGAAGCAGAGATCTTGGGGGAGAGAATACACCTTACAAATCAACAGGTGACAATACTGGCGATGTTGGTAAAGCATGAAGGCAAGATCGTGCGCATGACGTCAATAATCAATGAGCTGTGGGGGCCACATAACATGCGCGATGTGCCTAAACGGCGCAGCGGTACGGGGCGTGAAGGTGGTGACGGCCATTGGCCAAGCGTGATCTACTCGCTCGTGTCCTATGTTCGTGCTAGTGTGAAGGATGTAGCTAAGATTGAACCCGCCAGATTTGACGGCATCGGGTGTCGTGGCAGCGCTCCCGCTGATGGCTATCGCTTGACGTACCTGAACAAGAATTGAAGTCATGCGCGGGCCGCAAGACAAAGGAGATAAGCAACGCCGGTTCAAAGAGCATTACCCGGCTAAAGGTGTGATTCCACACCCGTCCCCTTCAGTAGCTCTTGGCAGGTCCATATTCTATCGCAGCCGTGTCAAATCACCGGATGAGCGCCTCCATGTTCTGATCAGTGGTGAGAACAACCTCAAGATCGGCAAACGGGTATCCAAAGGCAAATGGAATGGGATGCCCATCTACACGCTGACCTTAGAAGAGCGGGCTACCTGTTCATCTGATTGCCACCATTGGCGCACGTGCTGTGCTACCTGCGGCGCGTGCTGGGCCAGTAACAAGACTGTGAACTTCGTTGAGCATAGCTATCTTGGGGTGGGCAGACGTGGGCTATGAATGGCAAGGCGGTCAGGCGTATAAACGTGCCGCACACAAGCACGTCGCTGCCCCGGGTCACAGCTTGAGCTTTGGATATTCAACAAGTATATGCGACGCGGGTGGTCAATCAAGCGCATGGCTCGAGTTAGTGGCATCAGTCGAAATACCGTCAGGGCAGTTCTATCGAGGGCCTAATGACTGACGAGAGCACGTTCGTTCATCCGGGCTGGTCATTGACCAAGCGTGAGATAGAGATAATGAACATGGTCGCTGACGGTATGGCGCATAAGGAGATCGCGCACGTTCTTGGCCTGTCTTATCGCACCGTGCAGGTCCATACCATGTCAGTCGCAAAGAAGCTAGACACCCATGGTGGTCCAGGTCGACTGGCGCTCTGGTGGGCTGTTGAACGCTACAAAGCATCAGGCGCGG